GCTGCACGCTGCCCGGTGGCATCTTTGTCATTGGAAAGCGAATTCTCAATAGCCGCTAATGCGGAACTATCGAAAGAGGCTTCAGTAACGCTGGCAAGGCTTGCGATAGCCTGTTCCGTTGTCGTCTGCGCCGTTTGCAATGAGCCTATCGAGGCCGTATTCCCGTCGGTCGTTGCCTTGACGCTGTCAATCCTTGTCCCCAGGGCTGTATCTGCAGTAGAGCGCGCCGTCGCCTCAGACGTTATTGCTGTGGTGTTATTTCCGACCGTCGTTGTCAGGCTATCAATACGATCACCCAGAGCGGTGTCTGCTGTAGCGCGAGCCGTCGCTTCGCTTGTGATAGACGTCGTATTATTTCCAACGGTTGTCGTTAGATTATCAATACGTGTACCCAGCGCCGTATCTGCCGTAGCGCGGGCAGTTGTCTCAGTGGTGATTGCAGTTTTATTGTCCCCCACCTGTGCATTAGTCAGATCAATACGCTTGCCCAGCGCCGTATCAGCGGTGGCGCGTGCGGTAGTTTCTGTGGCAATCGCCGTCTTATTACCGTTCGCAGTAGCGGTTACCGCTGAAATCTGCTGAGCCTGGTTAACATCATTCTGCTGGAGGATGTTGACCTGTGAGACAACCTGAGCGATTGAAGATGTGCTGCCGCCGGTTATGGCGTCTACCTTGCCTTGCAGCTCAGTGTTCACCTCATCAATGTGAGTATTGGTTGCATCAATTTTATCGTTGGCTGACGTGACAGCGTCATCCAGCTCTTTGACGCTATCCTCTACAGAATCGACCCGAGAAACCAACTGTTTGCCCAGTTCCGAGTTCAGCACTTCTTCGGCGATGTCGCCCAGTATCTCGGACACATCAACCGATGACGTCCCCATGACGAACTCAGTCCACTCCCCTGCGTTACCAATCCTGTCGACCAACCGGGCGCGGTACCAGCGGCGAACGCCTGCCGCCATCGGTCCGTGCTGATACGACGAACCCGGATAGGGAACCGTCACCAGTAAGGTCGGGTTTTGATGGTCATCAGTGGTGGACTGCTGCAACTCGGTATAGGCGGTATCGCCGCTGCCTGCAGGAAATGCCCAGGTCACGTTGATATTCCAGACGACGTTGTCGCTGGCGAGCAGATTTGTCGGCGTGCCGGGTTTACCCACTTTGCCGTTCAGCGTAGTCGAATCAGCGTATCCCCACGGAGAGGACACATCGACGGCGTTGATCGCCCGGACGCGCACGTCGTACACGCCCGCATAAATTCCCTGAACGGTAAAACCCTGCGCGCTGGTCTTACCTACGTTAACCCAGTCGCCGTTGTCTTTGCGCCACTGCGCGGTGTAATTGATCGCCCCTTCCACTTTGTCCCAGGACGCCTGCAGCGACGCGACGGTAAGCCCCTGCGCGATGTGGTCAACTTCTGTGACCACGATATTTGACGGAGGCTTCATGACGTTGGTCGGCGTGACAGTGATCGGTGCTGAATCGACTTTCACCCCGTCATCGATGTAACGGTATTTATTCGGGTCGTGCTGCACGCCCGCAATCGTGAACGTGCCATCGTCATTCGATGAGATTGACGTGATACGAAAGTATTGAATCGCTAAGTTATCGCTGTCGATGGCCCACACGGCGCCGCTCACCGGCGTCATGCGGTAGGCAGTGGCAACGGTGAACGTTTTCTTATCGGCGCTGACGCCGCTGATCGTCCGGGTTTGCGCCGTTCCATCGGGCAAATTCACTACCAGACGGTCGCCGATGCCGTAATCCGCTACCCGGTCAACGGTGATGTTTTTGCCGTTAACCGCACTGATGCGTCCGCCGTTGGCTTTCCCGGCTCTGAACGGGTCAGCGATGCCAATAATTTCTGCTGGCATGGGAATGTAACCGTCCAGCCCGACGCCAAAGGACACGGTGCCGTCTTTCGCATTGGACAGGATCACCCAGCGCCCGCGGCGATGCGCTTCACTTTGTGAGGTGCAACCTATCGCGGTCAGCTGGGTTTCATTCCAGTTATATCGGGCGACAAGGTCAGGCTCATAAACACTTTCGATGGTGTCTGAATAGTGATTTATTGGATCTGACCAACTGACCTGGCAGGAAGAAAAGCGGTTTTTATAGGAGCCACCGGCATACGTAAACATGCCTTCGATTACGTTCGAACTGTGGTAGGTAAAATCCACGTCGTCCTGCGGGACGTCGGCGCGCACGTAAATCTGGTCGTTCCCCCAGAAGGTAATGCCGCGGAAGATGGCGGCCAGATCCCGCAACACGGTGTAGGCGTCCTGCTGGCTCTGGATGAACACGTTGCAGGTAAAGCGTGGTTCTGTGCCACCGGCTCCGTCTGACACTGCCGCGTCGCAGTATTGCGCGATGCTGTACAGCTCCCATTTGTCGATCATGGTCGCGTCTACGCGGTTGCCCATGCCGTAAATTTCATCGAGCACCAGGTCGTAAAAAATCCACGCGGGGTTATTGCTGTAGGCGATTTTGAAATCACCCGACCATGTCCCGCTGTAGGTTCTGGTCACTGGGTCATAGGTGGTCGGTACCCGGATCAGTTTGCCCTTTGGCTTGCAGGTGGTTTTCGGCACGCTGCCGTTAAACTGGCTGGAGTCGAGCTCGACATAAAGCAGCGCGGTATTCGGATAGCGCAACTTACTGTCGATGACCTCAGCAAAAGAAAACACCTTGAAGGCGTTAATCAGCTTGGTTGAGGTTGAATCTGGGGTGATGCGGCGCACGCGGATTGTCCAGCCTGACGCCGAGTCAGGTAGATCGATGCGATGGTCACGCTGATATTCTGACGTTGTTTTTCCTTCAAACTTACCGTTGACGACCGTTTTATACGCCGCACCGTCGACAGAAAGGTCGATGGCATATTCCGTGACGGTACCGACCATGTCGCCGTTGTCTTTGTACTGGTACTGAATCGGCAGGCTCAGCTTGATCCGGATAGCATCGAGCGTCAGGTTTGAGAATTGCCGGGTCCACGGCGTGGAGGCTTTTACCTCGATGCCCACCGAGGATTCGTTATCAATTTCAGGCATGCCCTGCAGGTAGGCCTGATCCTGCGTGCCTTTACGGTAATCCCACTTCACGCCGGTAAAATTATAGGTGCCGTCATCGTTCGCCAACGGGGTATCATTGAGGAAGATTTGCTGCGCGACCAGGTCACCCTGAATCTCACCTTCAGAGAGCGCGAGAACCATCTTAAGCTTCGCTTGCGACAAAAGATCATCGGCCTGCTCAACCGGCGTATGAGCACTCCCGCCACCGCCTTTAGCGCCTAGGAGAATAGTTTCGCCTTGAAGTAGTTGCATATGTCGCCCATAAAAAAACCGCCCCACGGCGGCTGTTAATAGTTCACTGTTCGAATATCAGGATGTTAAAAATTTCATGATGGATATATGTTATAGATTGAAATCGAAATATTTATCCCGCGTAACATTCTCCAACTAAATAGCCTAAAATGAGGATAACCATGCCACTTGTTAATAGAAAAATTGAGCTTAACTGTAAGTTTGATAACCTAAAAGATGCTGAACTTGAGGTTGTGCAGCTCAAAATGGTAATTGGTTTACTTATTGCAAAAATGCCATTAGATCAAAGAGAAAATATTATTCTCGAACTTAATGGGTTCGGCTTGAATGAATTTTCCAAGCAATTTACTCAGTTTGTTCTTGAGTAAATTTGCAAAAGATAGCTTCTTTGGGCTACACAATTATCCTCCTGAACCAGACTCCTAAACTAAACAGGCATTTTTATTGCTGATCGCTGGAGAAAATACCTGCGCTGATGATCGCACCGCCGATTTCACGCTGGCCGTAAAGTAGCGGCACGGGGTATCCCATTGCCACCGTATTAACCGGGGCGCCGAATGCGTAGTTTGCTTTGTTGTCAGAGTCAGACGAAGCCCCAACGTTAAAGCTGGGCTGTGGCGTGAGCATCTGCACCACGCCGCCGATGGTCATACTAAGACCAATACCCACCAGCGCTGTGGTTGTTGCCGCCGCCGTAGCCGCACTGATCCCGGCAAACGCCGCGAATGAGGCGCCAGCGGTAAAGAAGGCTGCCACCAAAGCAACAGCGCCAATCACAATCTGCAGCATGCCTGCCTGTTTCGCCCCTTCAATCACCGGCACCATTGTGTACTCGGTCGCCGCTGCGGACATGTCGAACTCCTCAAGCGAGATGTTGTTCTTGCCGCTGTAGAAAGCGAACTTCACTCCATTGAGATGGGCGTTTGAAACGTACTTTTTGAAGCCCTTCACCTGGGAGCACATTGCACGCAAAAACTCGTTGATGTCCGCCACGTGGAACCGGTGAATCCTGCCGAACTTTTTACCAATTGCACCTTTCAGTGTCATGGTT